TGGCGGTTTCGGCAGCATGGGTAGTCGCGTCGCGGATCTCCGGCTGGTTGTAGTGCTGATAGGCGTTCCAGTTTTCCGCCGTGATGTGCCATAGGTCGTCGTCCAGGTCGTAGACGAGTTTCGCCCACAGGCTGGCCCGCCGCCAGGTACCGAGCCCGTCGTGCTTGTTCCACCGCTGCGCGACGACCACGTCGTAGCCGCGGAGCATGTCCAGGGTGACCACGGGCGGGTGGTTCCGGTCGCCCGCGTCGGCGAACGTCACCTCGTGCCCGTGCCTGGCCATCTCCCGCAAAGGGAGCTCGATGCGATAGTAGCTACAACCCGAGCCGCCGTCGTGACCTGCGAAAATCCTAATTTTATTCCCTCCGCTAGTACTACCGATCCTCTCGCTGGCTGACCTCCTCGTAGCTCACGGGCGCAGCAGCGTGTTCTTACGGGTAGCCACCAGCAGCCCTGAACCTTCCAGCTCCTCACCCAGCTCGGTGATCATCTTGCCCCAGGCGAGCACCTGGTTCTTCGGCAGCTTCACGGTCAGCGTGGTGGTCGGCGTCCTGATGGTCAGTACCCCGACCGCCGCTCCCTCCATCCCGGTCAGCAGCTCGGCCGGCCCGGGCGGCATCGACAGGAAGCTGTTAGCCGGGTCCACCACGCAGGGCACGTACTCATCAGGCATGGTCATGACAGCTCCTAGCGGAAGATCGACGGCCACACATCGGAAGTCTCGGCCTGCACGCGCACGTACTCAACCCCCGCCTGGATCCAGGCCCAGATCAGGTGCCAGTCCTCGAACCGGTCACCCGGCCCCCAGGAACCGTCCTCGCCCCAGGTGCCGTACTTCCCGGGCACGTTCCGCCTGTGCATGACCATTGGGGTACCCAGGTTCCCGGCGGCCAGCGGGCCGGTGCCAATCACGATGTCGCCGTACGGGCCGTGGCTCATCATCCGGCTCACCGCGAAGTCCGCTTCCGGATGCTGAGTCAGCGCCTCAGCCAGCAGGTAGCAGTGGCAGGGCCGCAAACTGTCATCGTCGTCGCAGTAGGTGACGTACGTGCCGCTGGCTAGCTCCAGGCCGGCGTTGCGGGCTGGCGCGCCGAAGTGCTCGGCCTCGTCGTGCACGGACAGCTCGTGGTACCACAGGTTCCGCCAGCCATCCGTCCAGGGCTGGGCCAGCTTGTCCTTGAGCTCGGGGTCCGGACCATCCGAGACGATGATGTGCTCCACGGACGGATAACGCTGCGCCTGCACCGAGGGAACTGTCCTGCTAAGTAGTAGGTCATGTCTTTGCCACGTTGGTGTTATTACTGAGACGCGTGGTATGTGGCTTTGCTCAGACCCCATCATCCAGCCTCCCTGTCATACCGAACATGGTGTGACTGGCACAACGGCATGAAATCTTCGACACCAAGATACTCATGCGAGATATTCGCCCATTCCAGCCGACCTTTGCACGTCTCGTCAGCGTGCGCGCAAACCTGGGCTGAAGCCGGACCGCGTTCTTTACGTACTCGAAGATGCAGCCCGCTGTACTTGACTGCATCACCTCTCCAATTGAAATTGAGGACGCCTGCTTGCGGAGGCCGTTCACGTACCACCAGCGGATCGCCGGTCCTATGCCAGCGCCGGTAATGCTTCTCGCACATGCCACGCGCCAGGTGCGGTTCCTTGCAGTTACCGATCGTGCATGCAGCGTCAGCTGACGGCCAGGTACCGCCGAGAGGGTCGTCGTACCGCATCCAGCGCCGGTAATGATTCCTGCACCAGCCCCGTGCGTAGTGTGCGTCACCGCAGATCGAGCACGTACCCTTGGGCATACCGGCCTGCTTCCATCAGGTTCGGTCACTGCCCCGGGAGGTTGCTGCCTCGCCGGGGCTCTTACTGCCAGTTTACCTGGGAGAACCTTGGGGATGCTCACGCGACCACCCGCCGTTCGATGATCACGGATCTCGCGCCTTCGCGCCCGCGCCGGCCCAGGACCAGCTCCACCTGTCGGCCGTCCAGGTCTTTGGGCGCTTCGTCGTCGGTGACCAGGTACCAGTGCGACCGCTCCAGCAGGTGCGCGGCCGGATCCCAGTCAGCGCGGATGCCGGTCAACCTGATCCCGTCCGGCAGCAGGGACGGGTCCATAGTCTCGATCAGCTCATCGGAGGCGAGCACCCAGTACCGCGCGGTCATGGCCGCTTCGCCCTCGCCAGGCCCCAGGCGAGCACCGCGATGACGAACCACATGAACATGGCCTGCAGCCAGGACGGGGCCAGCCTGGTAACCGCCTCGTACACGGCTGCTCCCAGTGCCACCACGGCCAGGGCCTGGCTGGCCAGCCGGGGGCTCACACCGACCACTCGTGGCGTTGCGGGGGCACCCAGACCCCGGTGTTCGGATCGTGGTCCAGCATCCAGCCGGCTTCGTCCTCGTCCGGGTCATAGAACCAGTACCGGCCGCACGGCGAGCAGTGCCCGGCGATGTCGCGGCCGTGCTGCCGGACCGGGTACTGCATCTGCACCGGGTGCAGTTCGGTGCCATGCACCGGGCACAGGCCCTCAGTGACCGCGGTGACCTTGAGGATGCTCACAGCGGGCTCCAGCCGGGCCACCGCTTCGGCCGCTCCGGCGGCACCCACACTCCGGTGTGCGGATCGTGGTCCAGCATCCAGCCGACCTCGGCCAGTTTCGTGTCGTAGAACCAGTACCGGCTGCACAACGAGCAGTGCCCGGCCACCATCTCATCGCCGCCGCGGATCTCCACCGGGTGCAGCACGGTCCGGTGCACGGGGCACCAGCCCTCGGCGACCGCGGCGCACTCGTGCGCGTACTGCGCCTCCCACTCGGCCATCCGCTGGGCGGACCCGTCGCCGACGATCACCTTGTCGCTCATGGCACCTCGATCACGCCCAGGCCAAACGACCCGGCCCGGTTGCTCCAAGACAGTTCATACGGTTGGGCCTGGCACCATACATCCAGCGCGCGGGCGACCGGCCCGACCGGCTCGCGGGTTTCCACGTCGCCGGGCAGCCAGCAGGTGTCGTGGCACAGGATGACGCCACCTGACCGGACCCGCGGACCGTACGCGGTCAGCTCAGCGAGGGTGTGATCGAGCCCGTGGCTGGTGTCGATGAACAGCAGGTCCAGTTTCGGCGGCAGCCAGTCCATGGCCTGCTGGCTGGTGTCATCGGCGCACAGGAAATGCCAGTACGGCAGGTCGTGCCAGGACACCGGGACACCCGGCGAGGCGACGTCCACCGACCACAGCTGCCCGGACCCGGCGGTCTCGATCGCGGCCAGGAACGCGCAGGTCGAGTTCCCGCCGCGGACGCCCAGCTCGGCGATCACCGCCCGGCCTTCCGCCTGGGCGTACAGGAACGCCAGGTGGCCCTGGATATCACACCAGCTGCCCCCGGCCCTGGCGGTATGCTGCGCGGTCAGGGTCACGCCGGCACCCCCGGCACGGTGCGTGCCCGCAGCCTCATGACGTTCCGGACGGCGATCACGTCCAGGTCACGCTGACTGGGCATATCGTCACCGGGGGAGCGGCCCCAGGCCAGGTACGCCTGCTCATCACCCGCCCAGGACGGCACCGCCTCGGCGTAGGTGACGTCCCCGGGGGCCTTGCCGGCGTCCGGGTGCTCGTGGATGATCTTCACCCCCGGGCAGTAGCGCAGGCAGCCGGCCAGCTCGCCCAGGTCCCGGATGGCGTTGTCGCCGAAGTAGCCGTGCCCGAGGCCGGGCAGGAACAGCCAGCCGAGCACCCGGACGATGCCGGCGCTCATCACCCAGGCGGTCGGCATGTTCTCATGCTGCCAGCCGTCGTCCCCGTAGGCGATCCCGGTACCGCCCATCGCCTCGATCGCACCTGTCAGGACACCGTCCCAGCCCTGCGTACGGGGGACGTGGTCATCGCCCAGGCTGGCCAGGTAACCGTACCGGGCGGCGCGCGGCCAGGACACGGCCAGGTAGTTGGTCCAGGCGGCCAGGGACTTGCGCGGGCCGCGGTGCCAGAAGGTCCGGCCCGGCCACAGCTCGCGGGCGTCGGCGGCCAGCTGCTCGTACCCGCCGCGGTCCGGGTCGTCGGCATCGGTGCACACCGCGACGTGGGTACCCGGCCCGGAGGTGGACAGGGTCGCGTCCAGCATAGCCGTGAGCCGCCCGGACCGCCCCCGGGACGGGGTGATGACAAGGATGCGGGGCTCGGTCATATCGTGATCACCTGCGTCAGGCTGTCGGTTGCGCTCCCGGAGTCGGTGATGGTCAACTGGGCGTCGTACTCGCCGTGACCGCTGGGCAGCCGCCAGGTGCACGTCACACCGCTCCGGGTAGCCGAGTTGTTGAACAGCCACGCGTAGCTGGTAATCGTCTGCCCGGCGCCGGGTGTGCTGGCCGACGCGTCGAACGTGACCATCGTCTGGGTGGTCGGGTTGGACGGGGTGTAGGTGAAGTCCGCGACCGCCGTGACCGGTGCGGTTGCCAGCTCGTAGGTGTACCCGCCGGGCAGGGTCGCCGAGCCGTCCGGGGTCGTGACGGTGACGTCGGCGGGGCCTGCGGTGCCGGCTGGCGGGAAGCAGGTCAGGTGCTCCGGCGTGACCACCACGACCGATGTCGCCGCCGCGCCGCCGAACGTGACCGTGGTAGTGCCGCCCGTGGTGAAGTCCGCGCCGTACACGTCCGTGAGGGCGCCGCCGGCCACGTCGCCGTGATCCGGTTGCACCCCGGTAACCTCCAGCGCGGGCACGTACGGCGGCGGGGGCACAGTGGGCGGCGGGTCGTAGTAGCCGTGGCCGGGTGCCCCGTTCGGCCATTCCCGGGCGCACTCCCCGCCGTCCGCCTTGACGGTGCCCATCTCCAGGCCGCCGGGGTTGCCCGGCTCGTCTCCGTCCGGCCACGGCTGGGCCATCAGTGCGCCAGGTTGGCGTTGCCCTGATGGGCCAGGTTGGCGTTCTTGACGGTGGACAGCTCCTGCCCGGCGGGCTTAACCGTGCCGCCCGTGCCGACCGTGGCCTTGTTGGCGTTGCCCTGATGCGAGTTGTCGGCCATGATCAGGTCTGCTTCCACGGGCCGCTCTGGCCGCCGGCGTGCCGGTCGGCGCCGGCGAAGTGGTCGCCGCTCTGGCTGCCGTCAAAACCGATCTCGCCGGCGACGTCTTCCAGGCAGTCCCACTTGCCGACCGAGGACTCGGACGTGGCGTCCCAGGGCTGGCCGTCTACGTCGGGCGGGCTGGTGATCGGGCTGGGTGCGTCAGGCATGTCAACCTCCGTTGCTGCTGCTTGCTGCGGCGCTCGATGCGCGCCCGGACGTGGCTCCCCGGGCCGGGCCGGCCACGCCGATGACGGCCTGGCCGGCGTCGCCGATCAGGTCGGGCGGCACGGGCGCCGGGATCCGGACCACCTCCGGGGTCGTGGTCTTGCCCCAGGCCGGGTGCGGCGGGTTCGGTTCCCCGGCCTGCTTGCTGGCCTGCGGCTTACCGGACGTGCCCGGCGGGATCTCCGCGGTCATGGTCAGGTCGGGGCTGTCCTGGTCCCGGGCGGGCGGCAGCGGAGTGACCGGCTGGGTGCCCGGCGCGGTCATCGCCTGCCGGTTCGAGCTGGTCATATTACCCGCTGCTTGTGACGTGGCAGTTATAGAGTTATCAGCGAGACTGCTGAGGTCCTGCATCGCTCCTCCTACGCCGAGATCCAGGCGACCCTGGCCTTGCCCCGCTCAGTGCGCCCGTACAGCACGTCCGGGGCCATGTCGTCGGCCGGGGCCGGGATGACGACCGACTCACGCGGCAGCGGGGCGCTGAACGTCTCGGATTCCCGGCCGTCCAGCGGGTAACCTGCGCCGTCGCCGTCCGTGGTCACGTCCGGGCCGCCGACGTACACGGTCGTGCTGTTGTCCAGGTTCTTCACCTTGACCGTGCGGCCCCGGCCGACCGGGCAGATCGGCGAGGCGGTATCGCCGATCTCCACGGTGCCCGAGCTGAACGGCACGGCTCAGCCGCGGACGGCCCGGCCGCCGCGCATGACCCGGCCGCCGGAACCCGGCTGGAACGGGCCGCCGTCCGGGGTCGGTTCCTTCATCCCGGGCAGCTTCGGCCCGTCTGTCCCGTAGCCGCCGGAGTTGGCCTCGGTCCACTCGGCCGGGCCATCGACCTTGCCGCGGACCGTGTCCTGGGCGTAGCTGCCGGACAGGTAGGACCCGGGCCGGGTGAACTTCACCGTGTCCGGGCCGGCCCCAGCCGGGATGTCCGCGCCATCAGTACCGGGCGCGCCCGTATCGGTGATGTCGTCCCGGGACAGCCCGGTGAAGCTGTCGCCCAGCTGGCCGGCCTGGCTGGTGTCGGGGCCGCCGTAGTCGCCTCCGGCGGTGCCAGGCGCGCCGGTCCCGGTGGGCAGCGGCCCGCCGAAGATCGTGGTGTCGCCCGGCGCGACCGGCGGGTACTGGCCGGGCTCGCTGGTGACGAGGTCGCCGCCGCTGCCGGTACCGGACCGGCCCGGGGGCTCGCGGTTGGCCAGGGTCCGGTCGTAGCCGGGGACCTGGGTGCTGTCAGCCATGATGGGCTCCTATCTCGGAGCCCGGCTCCCGTAGGCCGCGGGCAATCCCTCTTATTGGACAGTCTAGAGCCGACCACCGTAACGGGACATCAGGTCGGCCTTGGTCATGTTGTGAGCGGTATCCGGATCGGCGCCCTGGCTGATCGCCCAGTCGATCCAGGCTTGCTTGTTCTGGTGCGGCGCCGGGGCCAGCGGAGGCGGCTCCGGGTTGTTCCCATCGGTGGGAGGTTCCGGGGACACGGGCGCCTCGTCCGGCAGCTGCTCCGGCTCCGGCGGCGCTGGCTCCGGCTCGGGTGCGGGCGCCGGGGGTTCTGGCTCTGGGTCCGTTGCCCCCGCCGCGGTCCCGGAAGTCTCGGCCAGCACAGACACCTCGGCCAGCGGGGAGACGCCCGTGCCGTCTTCATACTCGGCCGGCTCGGCGGGTGCCCCGGCCCCGGGCTCGGACTCAGCGGCCGGGGCCTCCGCCTCGGGCTCGGGCGCGGCGGAAGCGCCCTCGCCCCCCTCCGGACCGGCGACGGCGAGCCCGATCCGGATCAGGTCCTCGGCTTCCCAGTCCTCCACGTCCAGCGACGCCCCGGCCGGGAAGTCCCGCCAGTCCCGGCCGCCCGGGCCGCCGCCGGACAGGTTGACGATCATCGTGACCGAGCGCATGCTAGCCTCGCTTTCCTGGCTCCCCGGCCCGCGCGGGCGGCCACTCGCTGCGCGGGCCGGGGCTGCTTGCTACGTCGCCTCCAGAGCGGTTCGTACCTCGTCGGGGTAGTACGTCACGACGAACTCGATCAGGTCGGACAGCCGCTGGCCGTTCGGCTGACGCCACTTCACCCAGAGTTCCAGGTTCCCCGGATCGTTGTCGTCCCGGATGCCGTTCTTGTGGTGCGGCTCCTCGTGCCGGTGCAGCGGGCGGCCGATCACCTGCTCCATGACCAGCCGGTGCTCAAGGACAGGACGGCCGTTTCGCCGGTCGGGTGCCATCCGATAGCCGTCTGATGTGGTGTATCCCTGGCTCTGCCGCGGGTTAGCGCCCCACTTCCCGGCCGGGTCTCCGGTGCGCTTCCAACGCTGGTAGTGCATATTGCACCAGGTCAGGCACTTTACCGGCCTGGTGCATCCTTCGACCGCGCACTCCAGTCCCTCGTACTGGCTCCGGCGTCGCAGTCCTGCCTGGGAAGCTGCTGTGCCGGGCTCTCCGTTGCGCCGGACGCGCATGTAGTGCACGTCGCAGTACCCTGCGGCCTTCACGGGGGACTCGCAGCCATCGACGGAGCAAGTCGTCCCTGGCTCGTACTGCGTCTTGACGCGCTCCAGGCGGCCGTAACGGGACAGCCGCTGCCAGTGGACCTTGCAGTATCCGTGCGAATGCGGTTTAGCCGTGCATCCGTCCGCGAGGCATTCAGGTCCGCGCCTGACATACGGCCGGAGCGGCTTGAGCGGCTTGCCGTTGAGAGCCTGCCGGTAGTGCGCTGTGCAGTAATCCCGTGAGTAGCGAGGTTTCTCGCAACCCTCGAATGAGCACGTGCGCGTAGTCTCTGGCATAGCTGGCACCCTCCTATACAGGGTCCTGGCTGAGAGCGGGCGGTGGGCTTACCGTCCGTTCTCCCAGTATACCAGCTACTCATCGTGTAACAAACCTTGTGACGTTCCGTGGAAGTAGTGCGGTTACAGCATGCGCTCATCGTCCTGCAGCCAGAGCCTGGGCTTGCCGGTGACGCCTGCATGCGTAGCCGCATTTCCGCAGGTCAGGTAGCTGCGCCCTGGTACATCTTGATCGCGCCCGTGCGGTCCACGAGGGTACCATCTCCTCTAAGTATAGCACGGAAGGTCACAAGGTCCGAACCGAAGGCGAAGTCGTCCGAACGCTCGAACCTCACGCCTCCCACCAGCCTCACGAAGTACTGGCTGAAGTCGCCGAACGCGATGGACTTGGACCCGGTCGCCATGGCGGGCATGAACGGGTCGGCGACCAGGGGCTTGCCGAGCAGCAGGTCGGGAGACCCGAGGACCGCGGACGGTTCCCAGATCGGCCTGCCGACCGTGTCGGTAATTTTCCTGAACCCGCCGATGGTCTTGTCCGCGGCCAGCCAGTAACACGACCTTGATTGTCGGTATGGAGCTATTACGCTGTACTCCAGGTCGACCAGGTTGGCGTAGCTGGGCGCGCCGGCCACGCCGGTCACCGAGCCGGTCACGCCGACCGTCGCGGTGCTGACCAGGCCGGCCGGCTGGCCGGTGCCAGTCCCGTTGACCAGGTCGTTGCCGAAGGCATTGCCCAGCGCGCGTCCCGCCTGCATGGCCAGGTACCCGAGGAGATCGACGGCCGTGTCGTCAATGAGCTCGCGGGCGACCTGGAGCATGATGCCGTACTTGAAGGCCGACAACGGCTGCATGCCGAACGTCGGGTCCGACGTCGGGAGCGTGCCTGCCTGGGCCGCGGAGGCCGCGGTGGAGTGCGCGGTCGTCTTCGGCACCTGCAGCGTCTCGCCGCCTCCGGTGTTGAGCACGGTCGGTCCGCACTGCATGACACCCGAAACTTCGATCAGGTGTGCGATGAGCATGTCGTAGAAATCGATCGGCACGATACTGCTAGCGGAACCGCCCGTCCCAGCAGTCAGGACGCGGTAGTTGATCGGGCCGAGCTCGGGTGCGCGGCGGATCTCCAGGGCACGTCCGGCGCCCTCGTCTCCGCGCGCCCACTTGCGGACCTCGTCCAGCATCTTGGACCCGCCGGCGGTGCGGGCGGCCTGGCCCTCAGCGGGCTTGCGGCCGGACAGCGCGTCGAACGCGTCGTCGGCTTCCTTGGCCCGCTTCTCGGTGTCCAGGACCGCCTTGATCCGGACGTCAAGCTTCTGCATCTCCTCCTGCATCGCGTCCCACTTGCCCTGCTCCTCATCGGTGAGGGCGCGGTTCTCGGATGCGGCGGATTCGGCGATGCCCTTGGCCTCCTCCCATACCTGGAGGCGCCGATCCCTCAGACGCTTTGCGACTTCAGAAGGCATTTTCTTTCCCTTTCGCGTTGGTTGCCTTCTGCACCTGCGCTCGCTCCGTCCGTTGATCAGCTACGGCCTCAGCGCGCTTGCACTGGTTACTGCGTGGTTGTTACTCCTCGTCCACCCAGGGGTCTTCCATGTTGGCCTGCAGGGTGAGCAGGGCCTGGGCACCGGTCAGTACCGGCTTCTTGGGCGGCCGGACGCGCTGGTCAGGCTTCGGCCTGCCGCCGTCGATGTCGCGGTAGCGCTTGAAGAACTCCATCGCCCGGCCTTCGTTGAGCCTGCTGCGGACCTCCTCCACGTCGGCCTGCACCCAGTCGGCGAGGCTCTGGACTGCGCCGTTGAGCGCGCGGGCGCCGGCGGTGGCATCCGGGTAGGCCGGGTCCAACACGGGCGCCACGTCTACCAGCTGCACCGACAGCAACGTGCGCATCGGGTAGTTGAACTCCGACACGCCCCACTCGTCGCCGCCGGGGAACACCCGGAACGCGAACGAGCTGTGCCGCACGTCGCCGCGGGTCACGTATTCGAGGACGTCGGCGCGGGCGTGCGGCGGATTGACCTCATAGGCGAGCCCGGTCTGGTCAGTGGCCAGCCGCAGCGTGCCGGCGTGCGTGGTACCCAGCAGGGCGTCGTCCTTGTGGTTGTACCTGCAGACCACGTCGGGCCAGCCGAGGGTCTTGGTCTCGTTGAACGCGGTCGGGTCCACCTGCTCCACGAAGCCGCCCAGCTTGCGGCTCAGCTTGCCGAACGCCGCCGCGTAGCCGTAGATGAACTGCGGGCCGTGCTCGGCCTCCTGGCGCACCTCGGGCGGGAACCGGGTGAAGCGGCGCTCGGGCATGCCGTCCGGGGGCAGCTCGCCGAACGCGGCGCGGTTGTCGCCGGAGACCGTGACCCCGAACTTGCGGCATGCGGCCAGGATCTTGCTCATGGCCTGCTTGCCGAAGGGCGACTGCGGAGCGCGAGCGAGTGCATTCCTAGCGTGAGCCTCGTCATGCACAGGAAAGTGCCGCTTGCTCCTAGGTATCGTCTTCCCCCCGGCATCCTTAGAGCCACCAGGCTCTATATAGGCAAAAGCAGAATCGGGGAGGTCGTTGATGGCCGCTGACGTCATCTCGGCCCTGGATTCACTCATGTAACAGACCTTTCATCAGTGACCATCGCCGCCGTTTCCGCTGCCATTCGCCCCGGACAGCACCAGGTCCCGCTTGCTCGGGATCCAGGCGCCCACGAACTCGGGGCCGTCCGCCTGCCGGTGGGCCTGGGCGCGCTCCGCCGCGCGCTTGGCCTGCAGGAAATTCCAGATGAGCTCGGCGTCGTCGCGCTCCTCGCGCGTGCCGTAGTGCCGCTGGGATCCGATGATCTGCCCGAGCATCTGCTCCGCCGAGGGAACCTCGGGAGTCGGCGCGGGAGTCGGCGCGGCGAGCCCTTCCTTGGCCAGGTCCTGCAGCTTGTCGGCCGCCAGGTCCATCTCCAGGTCGATCGCCGACTCCATCGACTTGGGGATGCCGCGGATCGACCGGGCCATCGCCACCATGACGTCCAGGGGGATGTACTCGTTGCCCTGCCCGCCGGGGATCGGTTCCAGGTCCTCCAGGTCGCGCATCTCGTCAATGGACCGCAGGCCCATTGAGCGCTGCAGGTCGTAGATCTCGGTGCGGGTCTTGAGATCGGTCTTGAGCATGGCATCGCTGTTGAAGCGGCAGTACCGGTTGGTCGGCAGCAGGTTGAAGAACGCCGTCTCCAGCCTCACGAGCCACGGCCGCAACGCTTCTATAACTTGCAGTGTGCTTTGCTCTACAGTATTATAGGTCAAGCTGTCCCCGCGAGTACCACCAATGCGATCTGGTGGCAGGTTTAGCACCGAGGCAATCTGCGTCGCATTCATCCGTAGCGCCTCAATGAACTGCGCTTCGCTCGGCGGCACCACTACTGGCTTGTAGTCCCAGTCGCGTCCGTACACCAGCGGCTCACGGCGGCGCATCGTGGACACGAGCATGGCCCGGATCTCCTGGGCCTGCTCGTCGGAGACCTCCAGCTCGTTGTTCTGGAAAGTCCCAGGTGGGAAACCCCCGGCCATATACCAGTCGGTCCCGTAGCGCTCGGCCTCCAACCCGGACAGGATGGTCAGCGCGAACGCGCGCAGCGGGGAAATCCCCTCGATGCGCCCGGGCAAGCTGAACGCCTTGACGTGGAACAGCTCGCTGCGGTCCATCAGCCGGCCGTAGACGTAGATCCGGGCACGCATCGGGTTCCACGGCTGCATCTCGTCGTCGGTGACGTTGACGTCCTCGGGCGGGATCCACTCAATGCCGCTGGGCAGCCCGTAGCCGTCGCGCCCGGTGATGTACCCCCACGCGTTGCCCTGCAGCAGCAGCGACGTCATGGCCGTGAACAGCCAGTCGAAAATCGTTCCGGTGGAGCTCGGGTTGTCGAAAATCGACGGGCCGGTGTACCGCCGGGTCCGGTTGTCACGCGGGCCGGGCTTGACGTACAGCTTCAGCGGCAGCGCCGCGCACGAGGACGCCAGCAGGTTGGTGCCGGCGTACAGGGCGGGCAGACCGAGAGCCCGGTCGGTGCCGAAAACCTGTCTACTAGGATGGACAGGCCCTCCAGTATCAAAACGCCTAACCAGTAAGGACTGTCCCAAGGGCGCCAAGGCACCCCGCCAATCACACGTGTCTCAGCCCTGCTCGACTGGATACGCTCGAAAAGTCCCATACTCCCATATCACCCCCTCTCACACGAAAGAGGGTGCGCAGAAGAACCGCTGACGCGGCAGGTGATACGCTCGATCGCCTTCACGGACCTGAAGGCTCCCCTGCGGACGGACGGACGGACCCGGCTCCGTTCCGGCCGCGGGCTATGGCTAACGCAAGGTTACGTCTGTTTATGAACTCCCGCCAGGCTGGCCGGCGTTTTCGATCCTCATTCCTGACAGCCCGGCCTCCGCGCGCTCGTACAGCATGGCCACGATCGCCTCGGCGAGCAGCTTGCGATCCGGCGGCGCGGCGAAATTACGGCCCGGGTTGCACGCGATGGTGTAGGCGATCGCGAACTCGATCTCGCCGGCCAGCGCGGCAGACGGGATGTGCACCGAGACGATGTTCTCATCGGCGGGAGGATCGCTCATTCGTCCGCCTGGCGGAACAGCGTGCCGACGCCGCCGTCACCGGGAGGATTGCGCCCGGCCCGGACGTCAGCCTGATCGAGCAGCAGGCAGTTCTCGCAGATGAAGCCCTGGTAGAAGGGTTTCCAGATGCCCGCTTCGCCGCAGCCTGGCCGCCGTCGCCTGCAGAATCCGGCATGCTGCTCGATGAGGATCACGGTTCGACCATGGTCTCGGTGACGTGAATGAAGATCGTCCTGCCGTCCTCGCGGGCCTGGTATGTCAGCACCCCGGCGTCCCGGACGGCCGCGGCGAGCTGATCGGCCTCTCCGGTGTCGGCGCATTCCAGCCGGACGATCACCGCGGCCATCACGCCACCGTCTCGGCGGGCGGCTCCACCTGGGCCGGATCGTAGCTGGCCACGATGATCGCCGTGCGCACATACGGGCGGTAGGCGGACAGTGTGTCCAGGATCTCCATCAGCTTGTCCCGGCCGGTCCCGTCATCCAGGTCCACTATCAGCTGCATGCCACCATTATCGGACGCGGCGGGCCTTCGGGCGAGACGGCGGAACCTGGGTCATACTGAAGGCTAGCCGCTGCGGCCCGGTGCCCGCGGAGCCGGCGGCCATCCCCGGCACGAGGAGGAGAGATGGCCGACGACAAGACCCCGAAGACCGACCTGGACGCGCACGACGACGGCGCCCCGGACATGAGCCCGGCCGGGCACCTGGCGATGGCCAAGGCCCACATGAGCGCCGCCGGCGACCACATGAACGCCATGGAAGACAACATGGGTGAACCCGGCGTGGACGGGGACCGCAGCGCCGCCCCGGCCGGCTCGGCGCAGCAGCGCGCGTTCCGCTACCCGGGCGGGTCCGGCGCAGCCCGGGCGCTGCGGCAGGCGACCGGCGGCCGGCGCGGGTAGCGGCCGTCCGGATCAGCTGGCGCTGTCCCAGGCGTACAGGTCAGGTTTGTCGTCCGGGGTCAGCTCGGACGGCTCACCGGTCGGCGCCCAGCCGTTCTCCAGTCCGGACAGCACCCGAAACTGCTTGGTGGCGATCACGTGCGGCAGCGGCCTGCCGCCCGGGTTGACCATCTTGCCGGTCTCGGTGTTGACCACCTTGAAGCCGCCGTCAACCGGGGTGACCTGGTAAGGCACCGCTGCTCGCCGGCCTAGGCTGGCTCGGCGTCCGGGGCGGCGACGGCACGACCATCCGGCCCTGGGCGTACCCGAACCGGAGCGCGCCCCACATGTACCCGAGGATGCTCACGACGGCTCCGATCACCCAGCCGATGGCGAAGAACACCGCGCCGATGGCGGTGAGCACGGCCCGGCCGTGGACCTGTTCCGCGACGGCGCCGGCGGCCTCGGCCCGCTCGGTGCGGTCCTCCTGGATCCGGTCCGGGAGCGGAGCCGGGCGCTCACTCAAAGTTGTCATAACTTTTTTCCGATCTGGCGTGGGGTAAGCGCCGCGCGCCGACTATATAGAGGGTGTACGCGGCTATAACTCAGACGGTGACCAGTCCCGCGGGTTGCTCGTCTCCTCGGCGGCTTCGGCCTCAGCGGGTGCCGCAGCCGCGGCCAGGGCGGCCTCATGAGCCCCCATCCGGGACTCGTACTCGGCGGCCCACAGCGCGGCGGTCTCCTCGTCAGGCGGTGCTTCCGCCTCCACCTGGCTCAGCGGTTTTCCGGGTACCGGGCTGGTGCCCGGCGCCGCTTCCGGCTCGGCTGCTTCGGCTGTGGTGTGATGGGTCCTGGGCGGCATGGTCTCCTCCTGCGGTGTCTTCGGTGCCGGTCTTGCTGGCTGATCGTGGCGGTAGCGGCACGGGCAGGATGTCGATGCTCACCCGGGGGTCCTGCGCGGCCTCGATGTACGGCTGCACGTGGCCGGCCAGCACCAGGACATCCCAGGGCGCCCGGGGGTCGGCTGCGATCAGGTCCTGCCTGGCCACCACGGCGGCCTCGTCTAGCCCGTTCATGTCTGCCTACCTGACTGAAGCCAAAAGATCGTAATGACGGCGCTTGCGGTTCAGCGCCCAGTGCGCGTTGGTCGCGCTGGTAACGGGGGTGATGTCGGATGCGGAGTCGCGGCGGCACCAGGCCCGGCCGCCGTCGCCGACGTCGCGGGTCTCGGCACTGGCTACCGCGGAGTGCAGGCCGGGAGCGAGCTCGCGGCCCAGGTGCAGGAGGGTCCGGTCGCGGACCCCGGTGACCAGCAGGGTGAACGCGGCGGCCTCGTCCGCGCTGGACATCGCGAAGATCTCCATGCCCTGCTTCTCGGCGTCACTGATCAGCGCGGCGGCCGGGCCGTTGCGCGGGATAGCGACAGCGGCAGGCTTCCACTTACGGCGCAGCTCCAGCAGCTGCGGCATGATCCAGGCGGTGCCCTCCCGGTGGCAGCCGCGCGGGATCTCGATCACGAACCTGGGCTCCGGGCTGCCGGGCTGGGCGGGCCGCTCCCAGCAGGCGGCGATGGAGGCGGACAGCATATCGGGGTCGATGTCGATGGCGAAGGTAACCGGCCGGGTGGCGCCACCGGGGTCGGACATCGCGCAGGCGCCCCACGCCTCCTCGCTGATCACCGCCCAGGCTTCGTCCCCGGCCGGCCAGTCGCCGACGCCGAGCCTTTCCCGGTCGAACGTCGGGGCGGTCATCGCCTCCAGCTCGTGCACGACGTGGTCGACGGCGATCCGCACGCCGAGCGCCGGGTTGGCCTTGGCCCAGGAGCGCGGGTCATCCCGGTCGTCGTGCTGTGCGCAGACCACGTACCGGTTGACTTTGCGGCCCCGCATCTCATCGCGCGGGCAGGTGTCGGTGTGCGGGTTGATCGACCACTCGGCGCCCATCAGCGTGGGGTCGCGCTTGAGCACCCGGCGACGCACCGCGGCCAGCTGGATGGAGTCCCGGTAACCGGCGCTGGCCATGTAGATGACCTGCGGGTTCGGCACGGCGCTCAGGGTCGGCAGCGAGGCCCCGACCACTTCGTCGCTCAAGATCATCGCTTCGTCGTAAACCACCGTGTCGGCGGTGAACGCGCGGCCCGATCCGCGGGAGCGGGCCAGGAACCGCAGCCGGGCGGCGACGTTGCGGCGGATGCGCCGGCCGCCGGAGCCGAAGATCAGCGTCGGGGCGGGCCGCAGCTCGATGGCCTCGTCGCCGTGGGAGGTGGTGACGGCCTTGACCCGGCGGCGCAGCTCGTCCCAGCCGGTGACCATGTCCCGGACCCGGCGGAAATGCTCCGCGGCGGCCTTGAACTCATGAGCGGTATGGATGATCATCGACTCGCCGAACAAGAACATGCCAGCGAGTTCCCGCACCTCAGCAGCCTGGTTCTTCCCGTTCTGCCGGGAGCAGATCAGCATGCCCTCGAACGCGGACCAGCGGCCGTCCGGCTTGGTCCCGCACAGCTCGGTCAGCCACCACTGCTGCCACGGATCCAGGTCGTAGCCGAGCCCGGCCGCCCATTCGAGCATGTCGGCCGAGGCATAGTCCCCGCAGCCGGCGGCGTAGTCGGCGTTCGCGCAGGCCGGGCAGCCATCGGTCTTGACCCGGTGCCGGGGCGGAGCGGTCCAGAATCTGGGCTGCTGCACGCCGAGAGCATCCTGGCCGCGCAGCACGGTGCCGTCTGGCAGCCAGACATCCGGTACGACGGTGAGGACGGACATGACAGGAGCCGGGACCTCCCGGGGGGAGAGGAAATCCCGGCTCCGTCTTAGGCCGCGGGCTTGGTGCTAAGCGTAGCCCCGCCGCGGCAGCTGGACTACGGCTCTGGGGTTACGCCTGGGTGGGCACCACCGCGACGGCGATGTCCTCGGCGATCTCGTCGGGGTTGACGACGGCCTCGAAGTTGTAGCTGTGGATCCAGGGGTGATCCGCGGCCAGGTCCTGGTACTGCCGGTGGGCCTCGTTGCCGCCGCCCTCGGCCGGGCCGATGATGGCGATGGCCCAGACCTCGTCCCAGTCGCCGTGCGAGCCGTAGCCGGTTTCCTTGTCCAGGGTGGCCTGGGCCAGGTACCTGCGGAACGCGTCGGCGTCGCGGAGCGCCCCGTCAGTGAACACGACGCGGGCGCGGACCGGGCGCTCGTCCCGGTCGTCCTTGCGGAACTCGCCCATGTAGCGCCTGTCGGCGGCCTTGATCGCCTCCATGATCTCGGTGCCGCCGCGGGGCTTGCCCTCGCGGTCGAAGTACTTGGCGATGTAGTCCGCCAGCTTGCGGTCGACGTTGGAGCTGTTCAGGTCGCCGTCGTCCGGCTCGCTGCCGAACATCTGGTAGCGGTTGCTGAACCCGTAGGCGAAGACGCCGCCCTCCTCGTCGGACCCGCCGGCCTGCTCGTCCGCGGCCTGGGAGTCCAGCTGCTCGAACGGGACGAGAACGCCGCGCATCGCCGGGACCTGGATGTCCCAGGTGTTCCGGGACGGGTCGCTGTCCCAGGGCCAGCCCTCGGACTCGGAGCTGTCCAGGTAGAACTCGGGCTCCACCTCGCGGGAGCCGGTGTTGAGCGGGACGATCTCCTCGCGTCGGGTGCGGTTCAGGCCGCCGGTCGGCGTCTCGGTTCGCGTGATCTGCATGTGTCTCCTCGTGTCCTGGCCGGGCCTAGCTCCCGGCCGCTACTGCTGATAAGGATACCGTGTAAGACTGTAACTCGTCGTATTCCTTCAACTCGGCGAGCGCCGGCCCGTACTGGCACATCGCCCGCGCAGTCATAGCCCGCTCGGTTGCGATGCCATCAGACGGCGCCTGCTCCCAGCTGATACAGGTTAAGCCAGACCGGGGTCACCTGCCGGGATGCCATCTCCTCGCGGAATGTGCCCATCAGTATCCTTGCTCGGTAATTTGTCTTGGATACTAAGAGCATACCGTAAGGGGCGGGTTATTCCCCGGTCGCGGCCAGCCGCCGCTCGCGCCGCTCCCGGACCTCGTCGGTGGAGTCGCCTTTGCGCTCGCCAGGCGCCTGCGCGGCCAGGTCATTCATGTGCATGCGCAGCTCGCGCGCGATCCCGGCCTTGTCACGCGGGGTCATCTCGGTTTCGTCCAGGTCGCGGGCCAGGTCCAGGGCGGAGGCAGCCAGCGCGGAGGCGCGCAGTGCGGCGGGCATGGCACGCAGATCCCGGCCGACCGCGAGCTCGATCTTGCCCTTGCGGCGCGGCGGCGTCTTCGGCGGCGGGGACGCGGCCTCGGCGAACGCGGCATCAGGGCCGAGCACCAGCCGATCGAGTTCTGACGGCTCGGGCACCGGGACTCCTCTCCGGAACCCGGCTCCCTAACGGCCGCGGGCGATCTTCAATCACTATCTCCCACCGATGGGAAGTTACGCCAGCTCCGGGTGCGCCGCATAGTACGCTTCCACGACCGCGCGCTCATCCAGGCCGACCTGGCTGTCACCGTGCACCACGCAGTCCATGACCGTAGTAGTGCACGCGCAGCCCTCGCTGTGATCCCGGTGACCCAGGACGCAGGTGCAGGTGTTGTCCGCCACCCGGCCGATCTTAGCTCACCTGTTGCGCGGGTGCAGGTAGCAGACCACCTTGACCGGGTAGTGACCCGCAACGGTACCTTGCCCGTAAATGTAGTGGCCGGTGCAGCTCACCCGGTAGTGCGTGCCGTTCGGGATGGCCCGGTAGTGCTTCAGCTCCTGCTGCGCGTAGGCTGCGGCCCCCTGCGCGTTGTTCACGTAGTGCGGGGAAGCCAGCGCGGCGCTGGCGACGCCGGCCACTGACCCGATCAGCGCCAGGACAAAGGCCAGGGCCAGGATCCTGATTCTCGTGATCTTCACGGTTCCTCCTCAGTTATCGAACAACTATCCGTCGCCGCCAGGCAGCTGCATCCGGAACGCGGCCACGCCCTTAAAGCACAGTTCGTTGATGATGTAGGCATACGCGACAACCGCCAGGATGATCAGTGGCAGAAACACCAGCCACGGCAGCCACGCCCGGTCGGCCTTACGCTGCGCGGTCACCCAGCGGCGGACCGGGGGGATGCGGAGCACGAGCAGGATGACCGAGACCGCGATCAACTGATACAAACGCTGGTGCTCTATCGGCGTCCCGTCAACCGCACCAGACGGGCCGTTGCGGCCGTTCTGGATCCCGAAGCCTTCCAGCAGGGCCAGGTGCACGAACAGCAGTGCCCAAACAGCGTAAGTGAACCGCTGCAGGGTCTGCCAGTACCGGCCGAGCCAGTGCATCGACCACGCGTTGGCGGTGATCGCCAGCGGCATCATGACCAGCACCATCATCAGCCCCGCCAGCAGGAACGTGTGGCCGAAGATCCTCCCCGGAACGCCCCCGGTGAACGCACCCGTGATCGAGGCGATGATCGCGTCGGCCAGGGCGTTGCAGGCGAGCACGACTCCGTACCAGCGGCGTAGCGGGACGAACCACCGCTGGCCAGTGAGCGTGACGGCCGGGGTGATCGCCAGGGTGGCCAGCAGCAGGAGCATCGACCCGCTGCCGAGCACGTCGGCGTTGACGCCGGTCAAGGTGCTGCTGCTGCGCTCGATCACCGGGCGGGAGATGAAGAACAGCGGGGCCAGCGCGGGCAGCCCGAGCAGGATCACGGCGATCGTCTTGCGCTTGATTGCCGAGCCGGCGAACCGGTAGCTGCCGTCCATCCAGGCATCGACCGGGTTGCGGGACAGTGTCCGCTCGGGACGAGTAGCGGTGGCGGTCACGGCAGCGGCCACTTCGGCACGACCAGCAGGTGCTCGCCCTTCCAGACCAGGATGGTCACCGTCATCGTCTTGGCGTGCGCGAGCTGCGGCACGACCATGACCACGATGACCGGCGGCGGCGGCACAGGGCGGACCTTGGGCAGGTTCAGGTCGGCCGGAGTGGCGGCGGTCGCGCCCGTCCCGGCCACGCGGAAGATGAAGCTGGCCCAGCCGTGACGGCCGAGCTCACCGGACGCGACGAGCAGGGCGAGCACGACCGGGACGATGATCGTGAGGAGGATGAGGCGGAAGGGCGTTCGCTGACGGGGTCGGGGCCGCGTATGCCTCCCGGTTGACGTGAGCACGGACACGGTGGACTCCCCGGGTTCCGGCGCTAAACCCGCTCTCCGGTCCCTAGTGTCTCATGTGGTTACTTTGCGTCAACCTCTGCCAGTTCGATTGAGAGGATCCTCTGCGTCCAGAACCCATCCGGCCCCGGGCCGATCCACTCCGACCCGGTGACGCGGAACAGCCGGCCCGGCGGGGGCTGCGGGCAGTACCAGGCCCGCCAGAACTGCCCGCCGTCATGAGCGCCCGCGAGTTCCAGCCACTGCAGCAGCGGGTCGGATTCGCGGGCGGCCAGGAACGCGGCGTAATCACGGATGATCTTCGCGTCGCCCGGTGAGACGGCCCTGCCATCGAACCCGGCGCATCGCGCCCAGCCGCCGGGAGGGGCCTGTTCAGTCATGCGATCTTCTCTCCTCGGGCCGGGGGCTCAGCGGGCCTGACGTCTACTGCGTGCGGGTACCGCTGGTGCAGGTCGGGCACCGGGTTGCCGGTGAACGTGACGAACCTGCCCTCTGCCAGCTCCTCTGCCACCCCGGGCCGCAGCCGCGACCGGGAGATGAACCAGGTGATCTTATCGCGGGAGGTGGCCAGCCCGTAAGTCTCTCCGGGGTTCCAGCGGGTGACCATTGCGAGCCGGCGGTGGTGGCCGTTGTGGCGCTCCGGGCGACCGTGGTCGTTCCGGGATCCGCCCCCGCCGCGGGCGGGGATGGCGGCGCCGTGAAGCCCGAGCTGTCGGCGGGCGTTGGCGTAGGTACGCGCGGCACTCAGGTCGGACGGGAGGGTGACAACCTCACCGTCCGGGCACCTGATCTGGATATGGTTATCGGCGGAGTACCAGATGTCTTCGCCCTTGATCCCGGCCTTTTTCAGCGCGGCTATCAGCTGGCGCGCGTCGGTACCCCGCCATTTTCGGGGTTGCCCTTTTTTCGGCATGCCTGTCTCCTGATCGTGATCGTGTTCACTGAAGGGTTAACTGGCCGGTCAGGACCGTGATCAGGTCCACCAGCCGGGCCGCCGCCTCGGCCCCGATCCGGGCTCCGATGGCCAGCGCGCCCTGGGTCAGCGCCCAGCGGATGTTGCAGATCTTGTGCGCCGAGCGCAGGTTGGTCCAGGCGTTGGTGCCGCCGTCGCAGCGCATGACGATGTGGTCCACGGTGGGCGACCAGTCCCCGTCCGTTCCGGCCAGCTCCGGGTCGATGGCCCGCCCGCCGTCCTCCTCGGGGTGCCAGCACCGCGGAACCAGGCACGTCCAGCCGTCCCGTTCCCAGACCTGGTGCTTGCGCGAGGGGGTCGGCTTCCCGCTCACGGCTCGTCCTCCTGCTCCTCGCGCCAGGCCCGGTAGACGTCCCGGCTGCGCAGCACCGCGTTGGCCAGCGCGGCGACCAGGGCGACGACCGCGAAGGCGAGCATGGCCTTACGGCGGCGGCGGTCCTGTTCCCCGTTTTCAGTCATGGTCGGCCTCCTCACAGGTACTCTCCCGATACCGGGACGGTAGTCAGCCCGCCACCGCGGTCACCGCAGATCCCGCACAGCCAGCCGCCCTCGCCGTCCGACCGGATCTGGTCCCCGGGCACGATCCGGGATCCGCAGCCGTCGCAGTCACCGAAGTAAGCTGCCTCGAACCACGGCCCGTACCCCGGCGGGGGCAGGAACTCCGGGACGCTATCCTCACCTTGCATATGTCAAGTATACTCTAAGAGACAGGGAAAGCAGCAGCACGATCAGGAGACGCCGGTATGGGGAAGCCCGTCATGCACTACCGCAAGCCCGGAGACGGCGGCACCCCCGCCTGCGGCAAGGGGAACTGGGTCCCGCCGAGCCGGCTGAGTACCGACCCGCTCGCGGTGACCTGCCGGGACTGCCAGCACAGCAACGCGTACCGGGAGGCATCCGCCGTCGCGGTGCTCAGCCCGGAGTTCCTGCCCGGCAGGGGGCCGGTCACATGAGCGAAATCCACGAGATCACGGCGGCATGTGCCCCGGTTCACTGCTGGTCTCACGACGTGGACGAAGACGGCCCGCACTACCGCGCCTGCCTGGAATGCGGGCACCTGTACCGCACCGAGGCCGAACTGGTGACCGAGTACAACAAAGGCGTCCGGGAGGTCAACGCCAGCCCCCTGCCCCGCTGGCCAGGAGAAACCCGGGTGCCGGAAATAACCAGCGTAAACGATGCCTGGTTCTGCCCCCTCTGCATGCACGATTTCTGAGGAGGCGCGATGACCGTTCAGGTGATCCCGCCCGGCCGGGCTTTCAGCGGCCCGGGTGATCAGCGGACGTGGTGTGACGTGACCACGCACGGCAGCCAGTTCCGCCCGCTGAGCCCGATGCTGCTCGGCCCGGTTCCGCTCTACGGCGAGATGTGGTCGCGGACCATGGAAAACGCGTGGCAGTACGCCAAGGTTTACCCGCAGTATCGGTACGACGGTTACTGGCCGTGGGCTCGGGCAGGCTGGGACAGCCAGCGCGCTGAGCGGTACCCGATGGGCAAGGGCGCCCGGCCGCTGCACTCGCTGTGGGCCGGCGACGAGCTCGGCTACGTCGATGCCCGGCGGCGGATCTACATCCCGCTGTACTCCCAGGCGGTCCGGTTCCACCAGCTCGCCCTGTTCCTGATCCTGCGCGAACAGGCCAGGCTGGGCGACCTGGTGATCGTGGATTTCGACGCCTACGACCACCGCGCGCTCGGGTACTCCTGGGACGACGTGGTCAACGACGAGAAACGCAAGATGGGCCACGGGTTCGTCCTGGCCATGATGATCGAGGGGGTTCTATGACCCAGAGCTGGCCGCAGCCATTCGAGGGCGTCCGCGGCACCGACATGAGCGAGCACATGCTGCTGTCGCTGCGCGAACCGGCCCTCGCGCACCGCGAGGCCCTGATCGCGATGGGCCGGAACCTGCGCACCGCGACTCTGGTCGGCAGCCCAGCCCCGGTAGTCCGGCGGATGAGCGACCGGATCTCCCATCCCGAGCCCGGCGACCTGGTGGTCACCATCGAGGTGCTGTACGGCCGCCGCGACCCGGACGACCGGCTCAAGGGCTTCGGCATCTACCTGGCCGGCCGGAAAGAGTGGGAGACCACCGACGAGGAGTGGCAGGCCGAGTGCCTGCGGTACGGGATCGACCCGGCCGACCGGGGCACCGACACGGTGTTCTACATCCAGTACGGCCCGGACCCCGGCGACATCTGCCGGTGGCACAACTCCGAGGCCGTCGCGCTGCCGGTCCAGGACGGCCCGTTCAGCATCGACGGCGCGGCCGAGCGCGAGGACCTGGGCGAAGGGCGGCAGCGGGCCACGTTCACCCGGGACAGCCTGATCGGCGGCCTGGCCGACTCCGGGTTCCGCCTCAAGGGCGAGCCCGGCCCGGTACCCGAGGAGGGTGAGCACCTGGTCACGGTGCACGCGCCCAGCGGCGCGATCACCGAGATCCGGCCCGTCGCGACGACCAGGACGGCCCGCCCATGACCACGTACCAGGAGATCACGCTGGACTTGTGCTGCGGCGAGGGCGGCGGCGCCCGCGGCCTGGTCCGGGCTGGGCACTACGTGATCGGCGTCGACATCGACCCTGGCTGCCGGAAGGGGTACCTGCGTTCGGGCGCGCACGAATTCATCTGCGCCGACGCGATGGAGGTACTGACCGCCCGCTGGTTTCTCGATCGGTTCTCGTTTGTCACCGCGCACCCGCCGTGCCAGGGCTACAGCAAGATGATGAACTGCCAACCGCCCGAGGTCCGGGCCAGGTACCCGAGGCTAATCGCACCGATGCAGCCGCTACTGGATGCCTGGGGCGGCCCGTTCGTGATCGAGAACGTGGTCCCGTCTCCGGGCCTGGGCGAGCTGCGGGATCCGGTGTGCCTGTGCATGCACATGTTCGACCGCCCGGGGTACCGGCACCGGCTGCTAGAAGCGGGCGGCGGCCTGCGACTAGAACCGCCGCCTGCTCCGGAACGGTCCTTCACAAAGGACAGGACCAGGGTAAACCGCGAGTGCGGGTGGCCACATCCGGTGCCCACGGCGCGGGCCGGGCACTGGATTCCAGGCCGGTTCGTGTCCGTAGCCGGGCACGAGCGCAAGAAACCCGTGTTCAGCGTGATGGAGATCGACTGGATGAGCGACCGCGAGGCCGTCGCCGAGGCGATTCCGCCGTACCTGGGCACCTGGATCGCGGGTCAGCTGGCCGCCTGGCGGGAGGCCGAGGCAGCGGCCTGAGCGCATACTGATCCCATGCCGCCCACTTACCCGAACCCGCCGCATCCGTCCAAGATCCAGGGCAATGGGCTCGCGCACGGGATCGGACCGCAGCCGTGCACGACGTGCGTCGGCACCGGCAAGGTCCCGCCGCCCGAACGTCCCTGAGCATGACGGCGGCCCGCCACCGCCTCCGCGAATGACGGGCCGTCGTGCTCTAGGGGGTTACGGGTTCTGCGGAGCCGTCTCCACGTTGTTCTCCTGGTTGTACGGGCGCGGCTGGGCGTAGTTCCAGACCGTGCCGCCTGCCGGGATGGTGAAGGTGCCGGTCAGGTTGGCCACGCCGTTGTGGTTCGTGGTCACCGCGCCGAGGTACTTGTCGAACGAGCAGAAGTTGCTGTAGGCGTACACGTCGTACGTGGTGTCCGGCAGCGCGCCCTTGAGGTGGAACTCCTCGCTGACGGTGGTGCCGTCCGAGTTGAGCTGGAAGTTGGCGAAACCGGTCACCTGGGCCGGGTCAACCGGGTCGACGGACGGGACGGAGCCCGCGCCGCCGCAGTAGGTCTGGTCGGCGTAGAGCGTGGCTCCGGGGGCGTTGTCCGACGCGAACGCCGGGCTGGCCCCGAGCGCCGCGCTGGCGGCCCCCAGGAATACTGCGGCCGTGACAAGTGCTGACCTGATGCGCATAATACCCTCCCTTTGGGTTTTGCGCGCTAGCCGGCCAGCGGCCTCTCCGCTGGCCGGCGTCTTGCTGAGTGCAGGGGAAGGCAGCCGTGATGACAGCTAGCTTCACCGGATTACCCTCCCCTTTGCCCCTCTCCCGGGAGGACCGTACGCGACGGCCTCCCGGGAGGCGGAGGCGGACCAGCCGCTAGCTGGTTGGTGCGTTGGCAGTGAACAGCGCGTAGTGGCCGCCGGTCGTGGACGCGTCCGACGCGGTGCCGTGCGGGCCGGTGTTGACCGCGCTCAGCGAGTTGTTCGGTGCCACGGTAGCGCCCGTGTTGTTCGGGCTGATGAGCTCGGTGACGGTCGCAGGCCCGCTCAGCGGGTTGACCGCAGCACCGACGTTGAAGGTCGCGTACTCGCCGACCGAGATCGGCTGGCAGGCATCGCTGGTGTAGGCCGCGGGGCCGGCCAGGACGGCCGGGAATCCGTTGCCGGTGCAGGGCACCATGCCGGTGGTGGTCTCATTCGCGCCCCAGGAGGCGTTGTCGAAGCTGACCACGGTGTGGTGGAAGATCGGGCCGAGCGGGACGACGACGGTCTGCACGCCAGGCAGGTCACCCGCGACCGGGGTTCCGGTCGGTGCGTCCAGGTCCTGTGCCTCGAAGACGATCGTCTGCTTGGTGAAGGTCTTCACGATGATGAAGCACTTGATGAAGTCGTTCGGCAGCTTGTCCTGGGTGCCGGGGACGTTGCCCAGGCCGGGGACGTGGTCCTGGCCGCCGCCGAACGGCGAATTGTCCGGTGCTCCGGTGCCGGTCGGCGTCGGGACGGGCTGGTCGTTGTGCTTGTCCTTCAGGATGCAGATGAGCAGCTTGACCCGCTTGGTCTTGGTCACGAGAGATTCGTTCAGCCACACATGGTGGTTGAAGGGAACCGCGGACAGGGCCGGGATCGTCGTACCCGGGAGAGGTCCGTTGGCAGGGCATCCGGGAGCAGAGGCGACCGCCCACTGCGCCTGGAATACCGTCGTGAGGTTGTTGCTGAACAGGCCCAGCTTGGCCGAGTCACCGGTCACGCTGTTGCACTCCTGGATGCCCTGCCGGCCGGCCTGCAGAGTCAGTCCGTACTGGTCGGGCTGGACGACCTCCTGGTTGCCCGTGATGCCGGGAGTGTTGACGTTATAGCCACCCATCCCGATCGTGGTGACCTGCGGCGCTGCTGATACGGCAGCCCAGGCTGCTACGGCCCCGGCCATCAGGACCGCGAGCGTCCCGGCGATCGTGGCCGGCGCGCGCCATCTGCGGCGGCGCTTTCCTTCGGATTCGGACATTCCTATGCCCCTCCTGCGTGTGTTTTCGGGCAGCAGTGTGCCACCTCTTGGAACCTTAGAGGACCCTGTCGGTAACCTTCGGATTGACTCGCCATGTTGACCGGATCGTTACACGACATTCGCCGGCACTTCACGAGAATGGCTGTGTGGCCGGTAATCTCCCCCTGGCGCACATACAGGAGACGCGGCGCCGGCCAGGGTGGTTTACACGGCGGGAAGGATTTTTCTCATGCGGTGGCGGGATCGCTGGCGCCCGGCGGGCGGCTGGCTGTTCTGGGCGGCACTGGTGCTCGCGCTGTCCGCGCTGGCGGGCGCGGGCACCGCCTACATCATCACCAGCATCAGCTCGCCAGCGCCGGCCGGGCCTCAAGGGAGCGGGGAACCGTCAGCCCGGCCGGCCGGGACGAGCACTCACCACGCGGCGACACGGCCAGCGCCCCGCAGCACGGGCGGCGTCAGTCCCGCACCAGCAGGCTACTCCCCGGCCCCGTCCTACGTCGCGCCCAGTACGCACTTGACGCCGACTCGGTCACCGGCCCCGTCCGCCAGCAGCACGAGCCCGGCTCCGGTGATCACGACCCCGGTCCCGTCCGTCACGACGAGCCCGACGTTCCCGTCCGTCAGCCCGCCGCCGCCGGCAACCGGATCCCCGCCCGTGCCGGTGACCGGGAGCCCCTGATCAGGTCCAGGTCTCGGTCAGCGCCCGCTTGACCGCCGGGCCGGGCTCGTCGGCGACGGCCCACAACTGGGTCCACAGCGTGTACCGCTTCCAGGTCAGCCGCTCGTTCAGGTCCGGCTGGGCAGGTCCTTCCAGGTCCTCGGTGACCACCTCGGGCGGCGGTGGCGGGGTCGTGCCATCGGCCGGCGGCGCGTACTCCAGGTAGGCGAACCCGTTGGTCCACCGCGGGCCGGACGCGGACAGCGGCAGGATCCGGATCTGGACATCGGTGCCCCGGGTCGTGGAGATCTTCTCCAGGTACCTGAGCTGGTCGCGCATGACGGCCGGGCTGCCGACCACCCGGTGCAGCACGCCCTCATCGAGCAGGGCGCGCAGCGCGACAGGAGGCTTGTCCTTCAGCCGGGCCTGCCAGCGAGCGATCGCGGCGGCCGTGTCCTCGATCTCGGACGGCGGCATCTGGGTGACCTGCTGCATCTCGCGCAAGACGGCCCTGGCGTAGGCCGGGACCTGCAGCAGGCGCGGCACCGCGTACGGCGCCCACTCGGTGACCGTAGCGGCGAGCACGGACGGGCCGAGCCAGGCGTTCAGCAGCCCGGACTGCTCCATCGCCGCATCGAACATCCGCATCAGCGCCTCGGCCTTTTCCGGGGCCATCCCGTGCCACTGAGCGTAGTAGGACAGGATCTGGGCGAGCGCCTTGCGCCTGGTCGCGGTCCGGCCGCGCTCCAGCCGGGAAACCTTGGACGGCGACCATTTCAGGTCGGCCGCGACCCGGTCGCCGGTCACGCCGTTCAGGCTCTCCCGGAACCGGCGTAGCTCGCCGGCGATGACCGGGTTGTTGACGGAGTCGGCCCGGGAGCTGCCGGTCTGGTACTGGGGCATGTGCGGATGACCTCTCGTGCGCGGTTAATTTCACACCGTAAACAAAGTGCCTCATCTGACGCAAGCCCCCGCGCAAGTGTCACTGACAGTAACGGTAACCCTGCGTCATGTGTTGACTGTGAGCAGTAGACGGGTCTAGGTTTGCAGTGCCTGGAGTTGCTGGCCACCCGGGTCCGGACGGGCTCTGGCTGTCAGCTAGGCAAGACACAGGAAGACCCGCCGCGGCTGGCGGTAATCACACGTGAGAAGCCCTCGCGGAAGGGGAGCCCGGAGGAGAGTACTGCGACCTCCCGAGGGCACCCAGCAAGGAGGCTAGCTCCCGCTGCAGGACCAAGGTTCAAATCGGCGCACCAGGTCCGGGCAGGCGGGACACTGGCCCCAGACACCGCGGACGTACTCCCCCTCTGCGCGGGGGCTGATCGCGATCCTCCCACCGATGGGAACTTCAGTGGGAAGTTTCGTCCGGGATCTGCTCCTCGCCGCGGCGCAGCTCCTCGCTCAGGTGCTTCGCGGCCCGGGCCTGCCAGCGGTTCGCGATCTCGAACGGCCACCACCAGGCGGGATACCTACGGGTCTGGATCGGCCGCCAGCCGGGCCGCAGGCTGATCCGGTGGCCGCCTTTCATCAGCCGGGCGGGAGGCTGCCAGGCGAGGTCGCCCGGCTGGACGTCATCCCGGCGCCGACGGTACTCAGGCGACGTCATCCGTCACTGGCCCAGAAGCCGCCGCCCTGCTCGTTGACGGCCAGGAAGATGTCGCTCGTCGTCCCGAACAGGGCGTCCACGGTGCCCGCCGCGTCCTCCATGGCCGCGCCCTGCTCCTCCAGGACGCCGCCCAGCCCGGACATGTACTGGCCCAGCTCGTGCATCCCGGCACCCAGCATCTCGAACAGGTGCGGGAAACACTCCAGCATCCTCATCAGGTCCTTCGGGCCGTCCGGGATATAGCTCATCTCGGCCGCGTCGGACATCGCGCTGATGACCTCACCCGCCATCGCGTATCTCCCGGGCCAGGCCCTCCACGTCGGCCACGTGCCGCATGATCAGGTCACGCTGCTCCGGCTTGTCCATCCGCTGCGGGTGCCGGGCCTGAGAGATCCACTTCTGGGTTATCGCCCGCAGCCGCTCCAGCAGTTCCTGGTCGGTCATCCGTCCTCCGTCTCCCTGGCCCGCACCTGAGCGATGCGCTCCAGCGCCGCCATGGTGATCCTGAACGCGGACAGCTCGTCATCGGACAGGTCTGCATGCCAGGTACCGGTGACAAGCTTCAGCAGCTCCAGGGCGTGCACGGCCGGATCGGGCTCGATTCCGAGCCGGGCGTACAGCACGCTCAGCCCCTCGCCGATCAGCAGGTGCACCGCGTCCTCGCGAGAAGTGCCGATCAGCTCGGCGACCTCGCTGACGGCCCGGTACCGGCCGCGGTGGAACCGGACCGTGGTCTGGACCCGTTCCTTGCCGGCCCTGGCCGCTGTATCCCGCAAGTCCCTGGCTACCTCGTCGCGCCCGGCCTGGGCTTCCAGCAACTGCCGCACGCGCTCCACCTCCGCCTCAGTGAACTTGGTGGACCGGGATGTCCTCATAGCTGCCTGGATGGTCCCGGATGCCATCCAGTTCCGGACAGTGTTCTCGTGCACGCCGAGGCGCCGAGATGCCTCCCGCACGCCGATCAGCTTGTCGCTCATCGCGCCAGCGCCCAGGCCGCCCGGACCCAGCGGAACGGGTTCCAGCGATGGATCCGCTCGCGGCGCAGGATCCAGCGGGCCTCGGCGATGTTGGCGCGGTCGCCGTGGTAGTGCTCGTACCCGTCGCGGTCCTTGTTGTAGTTGCTTTTCACGAGGTTATGACGCTCACAGAGCAGGAACAGGTTGGTCAGCACAGTTCTGCCGCCGGCGATCCAGGGGCGGCAGTGGTCGACGTGCATCACCCCGCGGCGGGTCTTGCAGGCAACGCAGCGGTGCCGGTCGGCGGCGCTCACCACGCGACGGAGCCGCTTGCTGATGTAGCTGCTGCGCTGGCGGTCTCGGGGGGTGCCGGACTCGATCAGGTGCCGCCGGTACCGGCCGCGTATCCCGCGCGGCACGACCAGGCCCGCGAGCGCGGCCGGGCCGAGCAGGAGCGCCGACAGCACCAGCGCCGGCCAGATGACCAGCCCGGCGAGCAGGAACACGCCGAGCCCGGCCAGGCGGAACAGCTGCTCGTGCGGACCGGGGACAGCGAGCGGCTGCCCGAGGTACGCCCAGCCGGCGGCAGCCATCACCAGGCCGGGCACGAAGGTCACCGTCCGGGCCACCGGGGCGAGGCTACCGGCCGGCATCGGGCCACCCCTCGGGCATCACGTGCGGCCACCCGGGGAACGAGCCTTCCACGCAGGAATGCACCCGGTCCATGAAGACGATCTTGGTTTCCGGGTCCTGGATAGGGACCTGGTAGTAGAAGCCGGCCTCGTCCTCGCCGACCAGCACGTGCCCGCAGCGGGTGCAGGTGCGCTGCTCAGGCGGCAGCAGCCACGGATCGGGCTGCATTACGGCCGCCATCAGGACACCTCGCTGGCATCAGACGCTGTCCGCAGCGGCCACTCGGGATAGTCGGCCGGGGAGTGGTGCTGGCCGTCCGGGCTGGCCTTGCACGCCATCGCGGCCTGCGGGAGTAGCAGCTCGCCGCGCGCCGGGATCCGGTGCCACGGGTCCTGGCCGCCCCACCGGCAGATCAGCACGTGGCACCAGCAGCAGCCGGACAGCACCGTCCCGCCGCTCACCGCTTCACCGTCCGCCAGGAATAACGGGTCCGGCCGCCACGCTCCAGCACGCCGTCCCGCTCGTACTCGTGCGCCCAGCGGTGCAGGGACTCCCGGGTCGGGGTCATGCCCTCGGCGGACAGCCAGACCGCCACCTCGCGCAGCGTCGCGCCGTCCTCGCCGCGCTCCTCGATGAGCTGCAGCATGCGCGTCATGGCCGGGTGCTGCGGCAGGGGCAGCAGCGCGGTGTGCGCGGCCCACAGCAGCGCGCCCAGCTCGTCAATGGTGATCCCGCGGCCGGCATCCGCGCGGCGTACCGCGACAGCCAGCCCGAGATACTGTGCCTTCGCCCAGGCGGCGGCCAGCTGGGCCTTGCCCTCCTCGGAGCTGGCCCACAGCACCTCGCGGGCCTGTTCGGTGGTGATTTGCGTCATCTAGGTCTCCTGGTCTTGTCGTGCTTCCCAGCCGGCCTTGAACGCGAGCTCAAGGTCGGCCTCAGCCCAGCCCTCCTCGGGCTCGTCCTGGGCGGCGCGCCACCGCGCGTATTCCATCACCCACTGCTCAGGCATCAGTAGTTCCTCCCGTGCTCGCCGCGCCGGATCGCCGCGTAAACGTCACGCCGGAACAGCCGCACGCCCAGGCGCGGGTACTCGCCCTTGCCGTGGCACTTCCAGCAGTGGCGGCTGTTCCGCGAGCCGGACAGGCCGTGCCGCTTGGACCCGCCGCACGAGGCGCACTGCCGGTTCGGGTACACGGCCAGCGAGATCAGGTACACGTCAATGACCGCGGCCACGGCCGCGCCCGCGGCGAAGCCGGAGATCGCGCAGATGACCGCGATCGCCGTAGCCAGCGGGATCAGCACGCGCAGCACGACGGCCTCCTAGTGGTGCGGCTTGGCGGTGTCGATGAACACGCCGAACGCGTGACTGACCTCCGCCCAGTGGGTGAACACGAAGACCGCGAGCCAGATGATCACGAGCCAGAAGATGACGGTCCGGACCAGCCCGCCGAGATCGTTCATCAGTCCTCCTCGTAACCCCGGCCGGACAGCGCCCGGGAAATCGCCCGCACGCCGCCCGCCGTGATCAGCGCGGCGAAGGCGACAACCAGGCCGATAACGGCGGGCCTCGGCCAGATCCGCAGTGCGGTGCCGATGGCCGCGGCCGAGAGCAGCATCACCACGTCGATGCCGGTCCGCGCCGCGTGGCTCATCGAGTGCCAGCGGGTGTCGTGCCGGGTCGGCGGGATGACGATGCCGGGCCGGACGAACCGCCAGAAGTAAACCAGATGCCAGTGATGCTCGGTCACCCCGTGGTAGCCGGCGGCCAGCAGCAGGATACCGATCCCGGCCAGGAGGTACGTCACGGCTTGTCTCCCGGAGGGTCGGCGAACAGCGCGAGGACCTGCGGACGCAGGTCCTCGCGGTTCTTCCGTCGCGTCCAGCCAGGCCAGTCCTCGTCGGCGATCCGCGCCGGGTTCCCGGTGATCGTGGTGGTGCGCACGCAGCCGAACTCCGCGGCCAGCAGCTCCTGCATCCGGGTCAGGCTGGTGCCCATGTCGGTGAAGTACGCGGCCACCTCGAACCACTCCGCGTCCCATCGCGGGCACCGCTGGCCGTGCTTGTTCCGGGGGATGGCCCGCCAGCCGGTCTTCCCGGTCAGCTGGATGCCCAGGTGATCGCCGAGCCGCTGGGCGAACTCGCGAGGCGGCGGGAACAGGTACGTGCTCACGATCGCTCCTCGCCGGTCAGCTCGTAGACGGTGCCGTCCGCGCCGACCACGATCCCGGTGTCGTCTTCGGCCAGCGTGTCGGCGTCGGCGGTCATGGCCGCGGTCTCGGCCGCGGTACGCAGCGTGTAGCTGTGCACCGGCTCGCCCGGCCGGTCCACGCGGACAGGCCCGGTCTCCGGCTCGGCCTGCGCCGCAGCGCGCTCCGCCTCGGGGACCGGGACGATCTGGTAGTGGCTGCCTTCGGCCATCGAGACCGTGTGCGCGGCCTTGGCCAGCAGCGCGACGGCGGCGAGCGCGAGCACGAGCGCGGCGGCGAACCGGCCGGCGGTGATTACCTGGGACCGGTGCTGGTAGATGGCCGCGCCGCCGATGTAGGTGAAGGCGAGGAGCACGATGCCGACGCCGACGACCGCGGGGTTGCAGCTGAGCCGGGCGGAGGCCCGGGAGTACCAGCGGTAAACGGCTCTCATGGCTACTCCTCGATCAGCCCGTACACGACGTGGGACAGGCTGTCGTAGATGACGTGCGCATGCGGCCCCCACGGGTCGTTGCCGGGCACCTTCCCGGCGGCGCGGAACAGCTCCAGCATGGTCTGAACGGGCATCTTGAGCAGCGTGCCCTGCGGGTCGCCTCCGGTGATGTCCATGCCGCCGGACACGGCCAGCCGGATCCAGTCAACGGTGACGTCGTCGGCCACTGCCTGAACGGCGCTGACCTCCTGGTCACGGTCCAGGTGGATTGTGGTAACCCGGAATGCTGCCATCACGTCTCCTGATCCTCCAGTCTGCAAAAGTCTACATGACATCAGGCATATCGTCATCGTCGCCGAGGTTGGCCCACCGCCAGCCGCTGCCCCGGGCCGGGCGGTGCAGCTTGCCGCGCTGCGCGTTCTTGGCCAGCCACCGCTGCACGGTCTCCCGGGCTGGCGCCTTGCCCTCGGCCTCCAGGCGGGACATGATCTGGCGCACGTACAGGCCGGTCCAGCCCGCCTCGCGGATCAGCTGCAGCATCCGCTTCTCGCGCGGGTCGGTGCCGCCGGGCGGCTCGGTCAGGTCGTCCAGCTTGTTGAACGCGACGATCGACCCGAACTCGTCCTCCGGGTCGGGCGCCGGGGCGAACCCGGCCGCTTCCCGCCAGGTGTCCAGCAGGTCGGCGTTGCGGTCCCAGCGTCCCGCGTACGCAGGCAGCCGCTCCGCGCACTGCGGTTCGAGTTTGGGCCGCAGGTTCCCGCAGTACAGCGCCCGGTCGGTGATCCGCTCCTCGGGCTCGATCCGGTACAGGTGCACGACCGGGGTGATGCCGCCGGGCCGCTTGATCAGGGCGTCGCCGCGGTCCTGCAGCTCGTACAGCATCCGCGCCGCGGCCGGGTCGTCGGGGAAGATCCGCCCGCCGTCGACCGAGTCGTTGCAGTGCAGGCCGAACCGGATGTCGGACATCGCCTTGATCCCGGTGCCGCCCATCAGCTCCACGTTGGTCCGCTGCACGGCGCCGACCATCGACCCGGCCGCCTTGCGGGCCAGCTCGGTGAACTCGCTGCCCAGCTGGGACAGGCCCCAGTTGGACACCCGGTCACCGGACTTGACCGACCCGGTGACCTTGCCGTGCCCGAAGCAGGCGCCCATGTCGTCGCACAGCAGGAACAGCGCCGGGGTGGCCTCGCTCGGGGTGATCTTCTCGAACACCGGGTAGGTGGACCGGACCCGGCCGACCTCCAGCGCGGCCTCCAGCATCAGCTTGGCCTCGTCCCGCTCGGTGGCCACCCAGTCGATGACCGGCTTGCTCGCGTGCTCGGCCAGGTACGGCATGATCCACGGCCGCGCGGTGATCCCGCCCGACATATCAATGAGCCATATGAGGGAATCGGGACAGGCGGCTAGCAAAGCGATGAACACATTGAGCAGCGAACTGTTGTGCGTAGGGACACAAGAATGGCCCGCAAGATACAGATGTGACGGGCCGTCGACCATCAGGCAGCGCACCGGCACGCTCGGCACGGGCCGGATCGCGGTCACGTAACGCCGGAACACGACGGGCCTGACGTCGGTCTTCTGCCTGGCCAGCTTCCGCGGGAGCCGGAACACCTTATCTGCGGGCGTGAACGCCACGATCCAGACGAGTCCGCAGTCCTTCCCGTATAGCTTTGCTGTCTTGCTGCGCAGGGTCGCCTTGTAACCTAGCCCGCAGGCCAGCTGATGCACGTCCCGGGCCAGCCGCTCGCACGTTGAGTAGTATTTCGCGGTCCCGCTCGGGATGCAGTACCCGTCCGTGTCCAGCAGCCCGGCCAGGAGTGCTCTCCGCTGCGACTCGGAAGCCCGCTGGTAAATGGCCGGAATGTGCTTGTTCTCAAGCATGCCCAGGTCTCCCAGCCGGGAGGTGAGGTCGCCTATGCGATACCCGGCCAGTACCTCCCGGCGGCCGGCTTCACGGCTCCGCATCAGGGGCCACTGATCGAGCCTGCCGGCCCGGCGTTCGCGTTCCCAGTGATTGCGGCACAACCCTCGCGCGGCTATTTCCCCTGACGGGGAACACCGCTCATCTGCCAGCAGGCAGGCGAGAACGGCATGCCTGTCCCGGAGTACGCCCCTGGCTGCGTCCTGGGTGACCCAGGCAGTCTCGCCTTCAGATTCGATCTCGTTGATGATCTCGTGGTCTGCTGACGTTATCAGCCCGGTATCCGATGTTCCGTCGCCGAGCCAGGCGCCCAGCGTGTACGGGGGCACCGGCAGATCCGCTTCGGGGCACTGCAGCGGGGCAGCCACCCGGACGCTGTAGTTCAGCCTTCCGTTCGGCGCATCCCGCAAACCAGGGATCATCTGCTCAGTAGTCAGCGTCACGGGATGCCTAGGCTGACGTGACGCCCGCGACGCAGCTGTATCTACCTTCCACTGGTGCCACGCGTCAGCGGTGATGACCGTACCGTCACTGAACTCGACTTCGTAGCACGGCCGGCCTTCCATGACCTCCGTGGCGGCCAGGACCCGGACCGGGTTCCCAGTCTCATCGAAGACCAGGTCACCGGGCCGGATCTCGCCCATGGTCGCCCAGCCGGCCGGGACCGGGACCGGGGTATCACAGGCTAGCGCCTTGCCCCAGCCAGTGCTGCCCCCGATCAGCACGTGGACCTCGCGCATGAGCTGCCGGAACGGCTTGCCGTTGTCGAACACGCCGAACTCCAGCGGCCGGTTCACGGTCAGCGGCTTGTTCTCCAGCGGCATGTGCACGGTCGGCCTGGCCCCGTGGCGCTTCGGCCGGACGTGCAGCACGAAGTCGGCCGCGTGGCCGCGCTCGGGCTTGGAGAAGTACACCCCGTCGCTGTCCCGCTTCAGGCTGACCGCCATCTCCGCGGCGCACATCTCCAGCTGCCGGTACGTCATCGCCCGCCGGTCCCGGGTAGCCCGGCCCAGCTCGCCGCGGACCTCGATGACCCCGTGCTCCTCCCGGACGTCGATGATCTTGACGCCGGGCGCGCCGTGGTTGGCGAAGAACCGGACCCAGCGCTTGATCTCCAGCTCATTGGCCCGGCCCAGCGCGGCCTCGTCCTGACGGGCCAGCGCCTGGCGGTGATGGCCGATCGCAACCGGGCCGATCCCGGCCAGGATCAGGCACGGGATGAACAGGCCGGCGATGACCATCTCGTGCGGCACGCCGAAATGCCACGCGGCGGTGAACCAGACGGTGAGCAGCACGCCCCAGGCCAGCAGGTAAGACGACATGAACGCGGACCGGGTGGTCCGGTACGCGGTGTAGAACGTGACCGCGGTCAGGCAGGCGAAGGCGAGAGTAACCAGCTGCCAGGCGATCACGCGGTGCAGCGGCAGCCCGGCAGCAACCAGCGAGGCGACGAACACCAGCCCGGCGCTTTCCAGGCAGTGCAGGAACAGGTCCTTGCCCGTCTTGATGCGCGGCGGGCCTCCCTGCTCGCGGACCAGCCCGCGCCAGCCGTCGTTACGCGACGCGTCGCCGAAGGCTTCGTCCAGCTCCTCCTCGTCGTGCTCGCTCACCGGTCCTCCTCCCCGCTACCTCTCGCGCTGGCGCCCGCCGATGCGCAGGCCCTCCTGGTAGTGCCGCCTGGCCCGGCGGACCCAGTCCGTGCGGGAACCCCGTGTCGGCTGGGACACAGCCAGCTCGTTAGCCAGCCACTGCACCATGCCAAAGCACTCCTCGGCGGCCTCGTACGCGTCGCCCAGGTTCTCGATCATGCCGCAGAAGGTCTCGTTGTTCCGGAACCTGCCGCCGCTGGTGGTCATGTGATCCCAGCTGCCCGCCACAATGCCTCCATCAGTCGTCGGTCCACAGCTGGTAGCTGATGCCCGCCTGGCGCAGGCACGGCACGCACCAGTAGTCGTCGTTCTCGCCCCAGGCTTGCGGGGTCCAGCCCATCGGCTTCCCGTCCGGGTAGCGCGGCCCCAGGCCACACCGGGTCTGGAACAGCGCCGAATACGGCGGGATCGCCAGCCGGGCCGGCGGGCCGAGGTGCTTGACCGGGTCGCCGGGTCGCCAGCAGGCGCCGTCGATCGTGCCGGTGCCGCAGCGCCCGGCCGGGATGTCCAGCGCGCCGGGCGCCTCGATGTCACCGGGGTGCAGTTCGTCGTCGCTCATCCCCCTATGATCCAGGTCCGCGCATGACGCCGCCGGACGTGACGGCTTCCAGCTCATCGGCGATCCCGCTCATCTGGCTGGCGGCCTCCTGGATCGCGGTCGGGTAGGCCGGGTGCACGCCAGTCTCCTCCAGCCGCTGGCCCATCTCGTTCAGGGCCTCCTGCAGCGCCGCGACGATCTCGTGCACGCCCGACACGGTGTCGTGCACGTCCTGCGGGTCCGAGAAGTCCCGGCCCGCCATCGACCTGATCTCGTCTGCCATTGCTCCCGTGTCCACGGTGCGTCCTCCTCCTGCTCGTGTCCTTCGTCCCGGCATCCTGCCGGTCCCGTTCGGTGTGTGCGCCGGCGTCGTGGCCGGCCTGCCGCGCGGCTGCGGCTGCGGGGCCGGCGTACCGCGGCGGCGGTTCCAGCGGCGATACCGCGCCCGGTCGGCGCGCATCGCCAGCCAGTGCGCGAGCCCGCCGGCGGCGAACCGGTCAGCCCACGACCGCGGCGGCCGAGCCCGGCGGCGGCGCCACTGGTTCGCGATCCTGGTCCGGAACGACTCCCGGCGGTGCAGCCGGATGATCCCGGGCGCGCTGCCGCGCTTCATCCGCCACCAGCGAGCGATCCGCTGGCGCCGGGTCAGCAGCCGACCGTGCCGGTCGCGGGGCAGCACCAGGCCCGCGCGCCAGCCCCGGCTCCAGCGGTACCTGGCCCAGCGGGTGCGCCAGGTCCGGAACCGGTGCCGCATGCCCATCCCGGCGCCGGGCAGCACCCGCCACGGGTGATGCCAGGGCCGGTGGTGCGGCAGGTGCGGGCTGGCCCGGAACCTGGCTCGCAGTGCCGCATACCGCCTATGGCTGGCGCGCCACCTCGTGCCCCGGCTACCCGCCACGCCCGGCGAGCCACGCAACAGAACTCGGATG